CGCGAGCTGCACCTGCTACGGCGGCGCAAGCCCGACCGCTTCGTCGGGGAGTGGACCGGGATCGTGCCCGTGCACGCGGTCGTCGTGCACCGGCGCGGCGGCAAGAGCACGCTCGCGGAAATGGAGCTGATCGACGCGGCAGCCGCCGACACGCGGCCCGACGCTGTCTACGGCTTCATCGCTCCGCAGATGAAGCAAGCCGTCGACACGATTTGGGACAAGCTCAAGCGCGCGACGGGCGTCGTCCCGGGGATCCGCGTGCGCGAGTCGGACCACTACGTCCAGATGCCGCACGGGCCGCGCATCCGGCTGATCGGCGTCGACGACCCCGACACGCGGCGCGGCATCTACCTCGACGGCGCGGTGCTCGACGAGTACGCGATCATGTCGCCCGACGCGTGGGAGTCGGTGATCCAGATTGCGCTGGCCGACCGCAAGGGCTGGGCGCTGTTCATTTCGACGGTGGCCGGCGTGGACGCCTTCTCGGAAATGTACTTCCGCTGCAAGGCTGACCAGACAGGGCGCATGCTCGCGTCGAGCTACGACGTGTACGAGACCGCGGTGTTCTCGGCGCAGGAGATCGCGCTGCTGAAGGAGTCGATGTCGGACCAGGCTTTCCGGCGCGAGTTCCTCAACGACTTCACGGCCGCCGGCGACGACCAGCTGATCGGGCTCGAGGTCATCAACGCGGCCATGACGCGCACGCTGCGCGAGGAGGCATGGCGCTTCGCGCCGCGGATTCTCGGGGTCGACGTGGCTTTCAGCGAGACCGGCGACCGCAGCGTGATCTTCCGCCGGCAGGGGCTGATGACCTGGCGCCCGGACGTGTACAGGGGCATGGAGAATCAGACCCTGGCGAGCCACGTGGCACGGATCCACGCCGAGTGGAAGCCGGCGGTGATCTTCGTCGACAAGGGGCGCGGCGAGGGGGTGATCTCACGGCTGCAGGCGCTCAACCTGCCCAACGTGATCGGGGTGGACTTCGGCGGCAAGCCGCTCAACGAGCGCTTTCGGAACCGGAAGGCCGAGCTGGTTCCACGCGGCGCGGACTGGATCGCTGCGGGCGGCTGCCTGCCCGAGCACCCCGACCTGCGCCTCGACCTGACCGGCCTGCGCAAGAAGCAGAGCCCGATCAACGGCAAGATCGAGGTCGTCTACCAGGACAACCTGCCGAGCCCGGACCTGGCGGTCGGGCTGGCGCTGACCTTGTCCGAGGAGGTCGTGGCGCCGCCGCAGGAGGTCATCACGCGCGAAGTGGCCACGGCGCTCGGGCTGATCGACCCGTCGACCAGGCGCGGCGGCGGGCTGGCGAGCGCCGGCTACAGGCGGGAGGCCGACCAGCTGAGCCCCGGCGTCGGGCGCGCGCGGTGAGTCGCGCGATCCGGGACGCTGTGCCGACGGACGCCTACGCGCTGGCCGGTCGGCTGCGCAAGGAGGACCTGGACGAGCTGGCAGCCTACGACCCGCTCATGCTGACGCCGCTCGAGGCGCTCGAGCAGGCGCTGCTCGTGTCACAGACCTGCAGGGCGTTCGAGCTGGGTGGCGTGCCCGAGGCGGTGTGGGGCGTGGTCGACGAGGGCGAGGGGCGCGGGCGCATCTGGATGCTGGGCGCGCCGCGCGTCGCGGAGGACCGGCGCTGGTTCCTGATGGAGTCGGTCCGCCAGGTCGAACAACTGGAATCAGGGTTCCGCGAGGTCTACAACTTTGTGGACGACCGTTACGAGAGCGCGCTGCGCTGGCTGCGGTGGCTCGGATTCCGGTGGGCCGGAACGGGCGTCAGTCAGTGGTCGGGGCTGCCCTTGAGCCTCATGGTGCGGAGGGTGGGCGATGGGACCGGCGCTTCCGTTGATTCCAGCGATCGCGACCGGGCTGGGCGCAGCTGCGACCGTCTACTCGGCCGTCCGTAAGCCGGGCATGCCCAAGGCGCAGCCAGGGCCCTCGGGCGCCGAGCAGGCGCAGGCGGCTGCGGCCGCCGCCGAGCGTCGCCGGCGGGCCGCGCTATCGCGCCGCGGGCACGAGGGCACGATCCTGACCGGACCCTCGGGCGCCGCGCCGGCGGGAGCCAAGGTCATCGGTGGCTGAGTCGGCCGTCGAGGTCGAGCCGGTCCTGAGCGAGCGCCAAGCGCTCGACCGCGAGTTCGACGACATCTGGAGCGGCGGGGTCAGCTACGAGAGCCGCTGGCAGTTGTGCGGTCGCTACCTGCGGCCCACCCGCTACCAGTGGAGCGAGAGCGACGCCAACCGCGGCGACGCTTCGATGTCCGACTTTCTCGACATCACGGCCATGGACGCCAGCGACACCGCGGGCAGCTTCCTGCTCGACGGCATCGCCTCGCCGGCGCGGCCCTGGTATCTGCTCGGCCTGCCCGATCGCAGCGAGGCGGCGACGGTCGAGGAGCTCGAGTGGCTCACGACCTTCCGCGACATCGCGCTCGACACCAAGCGCAGGGCCAACTTCTACCCCTCGCTCGAGTCGTGCTTGACCGACGACCTCGATTTCGGCCACGGCGCGTTCGGCATCTACCCGCGCGACACCAAGGTCATCCACTGCGAGGACTACGCACCGGGCACGTACCGGCTGGGCGACGACGACTACGGCATGGCCAACCGCTTCGCGCGCCGCTACACGATGACGGTCGCCAAGCTCGTCGAGACCTTCGGCTGGGACGTCGTCAGCGCCGCGACACGCGACGCCTACAAGAACCGCAAGCGCATGGAGCCGGTCACGGTGCGGCACCTGATCGCGCCCAACGTCGACGCCATCGAGCGCCACCCCTTCTCCGACCGCTGGGCCTTCAAGGAGCGGTATTGGGAGGAGAAGAAGGGCGACGAGCGCGACCCCGGCTCGAAGTGGCAGCCGCTGCGCAGCGGTGGATACAAGCGCTTCCCGATCGTCACGGCGCGCTGGAAGCGCGCGAGCGACAACACCTACGGGACGATGTGGCCTGGCCTGCAGGCGCTCGCGATGGTCATTCGACTGTTCGAGATGGAGATGGACGGGCTGAACGGGCTCAAGAAGTCCGTCGACCCGCCGCTCAAGGCGCACCCGTCGATGATGAACCGCGTGGTCTCGCTGCGCAGCAAGGAGATCACCTACTACGACGCGCTGCAGGGGCCCGACTCGATCGGGCCGCTGCACGAGATCAACATTCCATTCGAGGTGCTCTACGCGAAGCAGGACCAGGTCCGCGACGCGATCCGCAAGGCGTACAGGGCCGACAAGGTGCTCGCGCTTCTCAACGACACGCGCAGCCAGCCGCTGACGGCCGAGCAGACGCGGGCGATCCTGCGCGAGAAGCTGCAGCTGCTGGGCCCGGTGCTCGAGCGCAAGGCGCCCGAGACGCTGGGGCCGGCGATCGAGCTCGTGTCGGGCTACCTGATCGACGCGTCGGTCGGGGCCTGGATGGCGGGCGAGGACGGGATCGTGCCGCGGCCGCCGCAGTCGATCCTCGATCGCGCGGCGCGCAACGGTAGCCTGGACGTCAAGGTCGAGTACATTTCCGAGGTCGCCATCGCGCAGCGAGCGGTTGGGCTCGACAACCTCGAGCACTTCGCGCGGTTCGGGGCGGAGTTCGCCACGATCACGGGCGACGTCTCGGCGCTCGACATCATCGACAAGGACGACCTGATGCGTCGGCACAGCGAAATGTCGGGGGTCAACCCGACGACCGTGCGTGACGAGGACGACGTGGCGGCGCTCCGGGCCCAGCGGGCGCAGGACCAGGCCATCGCGCAGGCGGTGGCGGCGGCGCCCGAGGTCGCCGGCGCGGTCAAGGACCTGTCCGCGGCGAGGGCCTCTGAGGCCGAGCTCGCGGCGTCCCAGGGCGGCCCGGCATGAGTCCCGAGGCAGTCCCGGGCCGCCCGCGGCGCGGCCCGGACGGCATCTGGCGGGTGCCCACGGGCGACGACACCGAGGCGCAGAAGGCCATGGACAGCTTCCTGGCCGACCGCTCGGATGCGGACCTGCGGGTCGCGCTGTCCACCAAGCCCGGCCGGCGCGCCCTGCACGCGCTGATCGTCTACTGCCGCACCGACGACGACCTGCACCCCTTCGGGGTCGGCTTCGCCGGCGAGCAGGGCGCACGCGTCCAGCAGGCCATCATCGGCATGCGGCACGTCGGGCTGTGGCTGCGCCAGCGGGTCCGCTTCGTCACCGGGCCGGCCATGCTCGAGCAGATGCGGGCGGAGTTCGAGGACATGACCCCCGACGGGATGATCCGTCCGCCGGAGGGCCCCGGGTGACGGGGGGTTCTGCGGGTGGTCGCGTCGCCCGCAACGGCTATGGCCGCCGGCAGGTCCAGGGCGAGAGCAAGCAGACCGTGATGCTGTTCTTTCGGGTCAGCCGCATCTGCGAGCAGGCCATCGCGAAGCGCGCTGGTCGGAACCGCTCGGCCTGGCTGCGCGCCGCGGTCGAGGCGGCCCTGCGCTCGCAATAATCCGGGTCGGCCCTTGAAAGGGCCATCCGTCAGACGCTCATAGATATCGGCCATCACCACCGGGCGGCCTGTCCGCCCGAGAAGGGATGGCCACGTGGGCGATGTAGAGCTTCTCGAGACCGCTGCCGAACCGACGGCGCAGGCCGCGCCGGCCGATGCTGCCGCGCAGCCAGGCGCCGCGGCCGCGCCGCATGACGACCTCCTCGCGCCGAGCGAGCAGGCTCCCACAGAGACGCCCGACGCGGCGGCTGCGACGGGAGCGACGCCCGCAGCGGAGGAAGCGATCAAGGCGCTGGGGCTGGTCGCGCCCGAGGACGCGCCGTTCAACGACAAGACCTTGGGCGAGATCGCGGCTTTCGCGACCGAACACAAGCTGCCCAAGGAGGCCGCGCAGGCGCTCGTCGGGCGCTACGCGCAGGCGCTGACCGAGGCCAAGGCCGCGTCCGAGGCCGCCGTGCAGCAGACCTTCGCGGGCTGGTCGAAGGAGATCCGCGAGCACAAGGAGTTCGGTGGTAGCGCCGAGAAGGTGCGCCAGACCTCCGCGTGGTTCGCGAAGGCCATCGACCACGTCGCGCCCGGCTACCGCCAGTCGCTGCGCAACGCCGGCGTGATGATCGAGCCGGCGCTGTACCTCGCCTTCGCGCAGTTCGGCCGCTCGATGTCGGCCCCGTCTGGCGCGGTCAAGGGCGGCAACGCGCAGGCCGCCGAGCCCGAATACTCCGCTTCGTTCTCAGCCACCTCGTCCCGCTACGGGGGCTCCAAGAAGGAGTCGTAATCCATGACCGTCTACGGCAACACGATTCTCACGCTGGCTGACATCGCCAACGAGTACCCCAAGGGTGTGCTGCGCGACATGACCTACATGCTCGCCGCGCGCTCGCCGCTGCGCCGGATGATGCCGATGAAGGCGTCGAACAAGACGACCTCGCACGTCAGCACCTTCCAGGTCAGCGAGCCCACGATCACGGTGCTCAAGGTGGGCGAGGGTATCTCGGCCTCCGTCGGCCACACCGAGCAGGTCGAGGACGGCATGTCGATGCTCGGCACGCTGGCGGTGACGCCGCTGAAGCTGCTCGAGATCAACGACGACCCGAACGAGATCCGCATGAGCCAGATCAACATGCGGACCGAGGCGCTGAACAAGACCGCCGAGAGCCTGGTGTTCTATGGCAACCCGGCCGACGACGCGGCCGAGTTCCTGGGCTGGGCCTTCCGCAGCTACTACACGACCCTGGGCGATCACTGTCTCTCGGCCGGTGGCACGACCAACAAGTCGTCCATCTGGCTGTTCGACATCCACCCCGAGTCGTCGTTCATCGTCTACCCGCGCAACTGCAAGGGCGGCGTCTACCACAAGGATTGGGGCGAGCAGCTCGTGCAGACCGACACCAACGTCGGCGGCGCCAAGCTGCCGTGCGTGGTGGACCAGGTCGAGCTGGACCTCGGGCTCGTGCTCAAGGACCCGCGCCAGAACGTGCGTCTCGCGAACGTGGACCACGCCGAAATGGCTGGGCTCTCGGGCGCGCAGCAGACGACCGACTTCGCGACCTTCGTGCTGTTCCAGATGGGCCGGATGCAGCACCACATCTACGCGCCGTACATGGGCCAGCCGGCCTTCGTGATGGGTCGCGATGTGGCGCAGCAGTTCGCCTTCATGGCGCAGGCCACCACGAACACCAACGTGTTCACCTTCGAGCAGATCGGCGGCAAGGGCCCCAAGCAGCTGCACTACAACGGCATCCCGATCCTCGTCTCCGACGCCATCGTGAACAACGAGGCGACGATCTCCTGACCGGCAACGGTTCTCTGACCGCGAGGAAAACCTGACATGGCCATCATCGACCTCCAGAACACCTTTGCCGAGACGCTGGACCTCGGGGCGGCGGCCGCCGGCTCGACCACGGCCTCGACCAACGTCTACAACACCGGCGCGGTCGGCGGGCGCGACTTCGGCGTCAATTGGGCCGAGCAGCTGCTGTTCGAGTTCATCTGCAAGGAGAGCTTCGACGAGGCGGTGGCCGGCGCGTCGCTCACCATCCAGATCGTGAGCTCGGCCGCGGACACGCTGGGCACGCCCAATGTGCACTGGACCTCGGGCGCGCTCGACACGACCCTGGCCTCGGCCACGTTCCCGCTGATCCTGGGTAACCGCATGCTGATCCCGTTCCCGACGGGCGGCGGCATCGACCCCGAGATCCTGCAGTACATCGGCGTGACCTTCGTGGTCGCCGCGCAGGCGCTGTCGGCCGGCATGTTCGACATCCACCTCGGGCGCGGCTTCCACAGCCGTCCGCAGACCTTCCCCGCTGGCTGGAATTTCGCTTGAGCTGAGCCGCCCGGACGGGCGGCAGAAAGGCAGGAGTCGTGGAGGAGAATCCGGGCGTGGCGATGGTGGCCGACGTCATGGTCATCGTGCCCAAGCACCCGATCATCGACCAGGCGCGCGGCGCGATCACAGGATGGAGGGCCGGCAAGGTCAAGCCGGGCGACAAGACGGACGGGCGCTTCATGTGGCGCGGCCCCTTGCACGAGGCGCCGTCTGGCGCGCATTGCGAGAAGCCCGAGGACCAGGTGCGGCTCGAGGACGCGCGGCGCGCGTGGCGCGACAAGCAGCAGCAGGCGTCCCTGGCGAAGAAGGCCGAGGCGGCGGCGATGGCGGCGCACGCAGCGGCCTCGATCTTCCGGGACACCCCGCAGGCGCAGCAGCGCCGGCAGGAGCTGGCCGAGCAGGAGGCGCCCGCGGCCCCGCGCAAGGGCTGGCCCAAGGGCAAGAAGCGCGAGCGTAGGGCGCCGGCGGTCGGCGTCGCGACGAGTTCCAGCGTGGAGAGCGAGCCGGCGGCGACCTGAGCGCGAACGCCAGGGCCCGGCTCCCAGAGCAGGAGGAGTGAGCGGACATGGCGGCTGACGAGCTCGAGATCGTCAATCAGGCGCTGCGGCACCTGGGCGAGAGCCGCATGCTCACGTCCGGCGACGGCACGGCCGCCGACATCGTGGAGACCGACACGCCGCAGGGCCGCGGCGCGATCGCCTTCTACGTCGAGGCGCGGCGCGAGGTCCTGCGGGCCTACCCGTGGCCCTTCGCGCGCAAGTACGCGCTGCTGGCGTTGGCCAGCGACGGCACGGGCGAGCTGTGGGAGGACGAGTGGGATTTCGCCTACACCTACCCGGTCGACTGCCTGCAGATCCTGCGGTTCATCACGGTGCGCGGGGCCAATGACGCCTTCCCGCCGCGGTACGACATCGGGAGCTTCGACGACGTCAAGGTGATCTTTACCGATGTGATCGAGGACGAGGCCAAGGTCCTGTACATCGAGGACGTCGAGGACCCGCTGCGCTTCCCGCCGATCCTGGACACGGCGCTGGCGTGGTGCCTGGCGAGCAAGCTGTCGATGCTGCTCGGGACGGACCCCAAGCTGCGCGACTGGTGCCTGCAGCAGTACCTGATCGCGGTCTCGCTGGCGCAGCGGATCGAGGGCAACGAGGGCGGGCCGCACCCGACCTGGCGCGACGAGTCGAGCTACACGCGCTCGCGGTTCATCTGATGGCCCAGGCGTCGATGCAGCGCACCTTCGCCGGGGGTGAGGTCAGCGACGCGATCTCGGCGCGCGCGGACCTGATCAAGCGCGCGCAGGGGCTGAAAGCCTGCCTCAACGGTTTCATCGGGCGCTCGGGGGCCTGGCTCAACGATGCCGGGACCAAGTTCGTGGCCGAGGTCAAGGACAGCACGACGGAGTCGGACGTCTGCCTGACCGACGGGCCGCCCGAGACGCTGATCCCATTCGTCTTTAACGCCGAGCAGACCTACGCGCTCGAGTTCGGGCTCAACTACGTGCGTTTCCACCGCTTCGGGGAGCCGATCATCGTCGAGCCGGACGCCTACAGCGCGGCGACCGACTACAGCCAGGGCGACGTCGTGCGGGAGGCCGGCGCCGACTACTACTGCGTCATCGACAACGGGCCTGCGAGCACTGTCGTGACGCCGGGCACGGAGGCGACGGTCTGGTACGAAATGCCCGTGCCG